TAGACGCCGTATTGGCACAGTACGAAAAAAATCAGCAAGGGGGCGGGGCCCAATCGAAAATGTCGCAAGACGAAAGAATGAAAAAGTATTTCGCTTTAATCTTAGGAGATAAAGAGAAATCAGGACAAAGAAAAGTGAGAATTCTCCCTACAACAGATGGGTCTTCTCCTTTCAAGGAAGCTTGGTATCACGAAATCCAAGTTGGAGGACAATGGCAGAAATTCTACGATCCAGGAAAAAATGACAATGAAAGATCACCTCTAAATGAGGTTTATGAAGAATTGATGTCAACTGGTAAAGAATCTGACAAAGAGTTGGCAAAACAATATAAGTCTCGTAAGTTTTACATTGTAAAAGTTATTGATAGAGACCACGAAGAGGATGGACCAAAATTTTGGAGATTCAAACATAACTTCAAAAACGATGGTATTCTTGACAAAATTATTCCGATTTGGAGAAACAAAGGAGACATCACTGACCCAACAAAAGGTAGAGATTTGATTATTGAACTTGCCAAGGCAAAGACTCCAAAAGGTAAAGAATATACTACAGTTTCCACTATTATGTACGATGACCCAAGTCCTGTACATGAAGATACACAACAAGCAAAAGCTTGGATGGAAGATGAATTGACATGGTTGGATGTATATTCCAAAAAACCTGTCGAATATCTTGAAGCAATCGCAAGAGGAGAAACTCCTAAGTGGGACTCTGACAAAGGTGGATATGTCTATGGTGATAGTTCTGTTGAAGAAACATTCATCGGAGGAGGAAGTAAGAAATCATCTTCTTACGTAGATCCTCAAGCAGGTGACGAACCTGATGGAGATTTACCTTTCTAATTATTAACTCAACTCGGGTACGTTTCGTATCCGAGTTTTATACAAATCTTTTATGGCAATCAAAAAAAATGATTTCGAAACTCTGAAGAAAAAATTTTCAACTTCAGCAAAATATAAACCTCAAAGATTCTTTGATTTAGGACCTGATTTTTTAGATGCAGTTGGACTTCCTGGCCCCGCAGTTGGACATCTTAACATGTTCTTAGGTCATTCAGATACTGGTAAAACTACAGCTTTGGTAAAAACTGCGGTAGATGCTCAAAAGAAGGGTATACTTCCTGTGTTCATAATCACAGAACAAAAGTGGAGTTTCGAACATGCCAAACTTATGGGTTTCCAATGCGAAGAAGTTGTAGATGAGGAAACAGGTGAGTTGGATTGGGATGGGTTTTACATCTTCAATAATAATTTTGATTACATTGAACAGATTACAGATTACATCAATAGTTTGTTGGATGCTCAAGAAAAGGGTGAGTTAGACTATAGTTTGTTGTTTTTGTGGGATTCAGTTGGTTCTGTCCCTTGCAAAATGACCTTTGAAGGAAAGGGTGGTAAACAACACAATGCATCAACTTTAGCAGACAAAATCGGAATGGGAATAAATCAACGTATTTCAGGTTCTCGTAAAGCTGATTCGAAGTATGAAAACACTTTAGTGATAGTTAATCAACCATGGGTTGAATTACCTGATAATCCATTCGGTCAACCAAAAATTAAAGCTAAGGGTGGTGAAGCAATATGGTTGAACTCATCATTAGTATTTTTGTTTGGAAATCAAAAAGGTGCGGGAACCAATAAAATTACCGCAACAAAAGACAAACGAAGTGTGAAATTTGCAACAAGAACGAAAGTATCGGTGTTAAAAAACCACATCAATGGTTTGGGATATGAGGATGGTAAAATCATTGTAACACCTCATGGATTCTTAGCGGGTAAAGAAGCTTCAGAAGAAAAGACATCCATTGAAGCTTATAAAAAAGAATACGCTGATTATTGGAAAGACATAATCGGTGCAGATGGTGACTTCACCTTAAGAGAAGAAAAAGAAGATTAGTTTATTGTTCCACACTTAAATCACGAGTTGTGATTAAAACGTTATTAGTTGACGGAGACAATCTGTTCAAAATTGGATTTCACGGAGTAAAAGATTTTTATAGTGATGGAGACCACTTAGGTGGAATCTATCACTTTATTAATATCTTAAGAAAGTTTTTGGAAGAACACAATCACGACAAGGTTGTTGTGTTTTGGGATGGTTCTTCCAATTCCTCGGTACGAAAATCAATTTATCCCCAATACAAATCAAATCGTAGGCAAGATATGAACGAGTTTAAGTACGAGTCATATCTGCAACAGAAATCGAGAGTTAAACAATATCTCGAAGAAATATTTGTTCGTCAGGTAGAAATGACAAACAATGAAGCTGACGATCTTATTGCGTATTATACCAAAATTTCAGTCAATGAGAATGTAATAATATTTTCTGCTGACAAGGATTTAACACAACTCATATCAGAACGAGTTACAATCTATTCTCCGACCTCCAAACAATATTATAGGTATGGAGACATGATTACAATCAACAAGGTCAACATACCCCACCAAAATGTTTTATTAACCAAAATTTTGACTGGAGATAAGTCCGACAACATAGATGGTATTGAAATGTTGGGAGAAAAAACTTTGGTTAAGTTATTTCCTCAAATGTTGGAAAAATCATGCACTATCGAGGAAATATTAGATAATGCACGAAATATTGAGCAAAAGAAAAAACCAAAGGCATTGGTGAATATTTTGATTGGTAAAACTAAAAATGGTACATTTGGAGAACAATTCTTCGAAACAAACAAAAAAATAGTCGATTTACACAACCCTTTAATCACTGAAGAGGGTAAGGTACTTGTAGAGCAAATGATTACAGACACAATCGACCCAACTGACCGTGGTCACAAAAACTTGATGAGGATGATGATGGAGGACGGCCTTTTCAAGTATCTACCCAAAAACGATGAAGCGTGGGTAAATTTCCTCCGACCATTTATGAAACTTACCAGAAAAGAAAAAAGAAACACAAACAAAAATTAAAAACACTTTATGAAAGAGCAAGAAAGCACCAAAATGGAATTCCTCCTAACCCTCAATGACAATATTGTCGTTCAGAGATACTTCAATGTTAGGGGTTACAATCCAAAAGCAAAAAACTCAATAGAATTTTATAACCTAATTAATGAGGTTAAAGACGAATTACAGTATCACCTAAAAATGAAAACTGTAATTTACATGACTGACAATAGTGAGTCAATCATGCATGACCCATCGATTATGGATACTTCATATACTGAAGGGCCTGAAATCTTCAACATTTATGTAAAAGTTGGAGACACGACAATTTGTCATAGAATTTTTGATGGAAAATATTTTCCACCGAAAGTTCGTTATACCGTGGACGTAAGACCATTTTTGAAAAATATTTTAAGAGATTTGACTGACATTTTTTCAGAACAAAGATTAAGTTTTCAATATTTGGATTTTGATTTAAGTAAGTGAGTATTTAATAATACACAGGGGAGATATAACAATTTATGAATAAAAATTTCGATTACTTAGGGAACACTTTTCAGATTCAGTTACTGAATCAAATAGTGGTAGATAAAGATTTTTCATCATCTATTCTCGATGTTATTGAATCTAATTATTTCGATAACAAGTATTTCAAAATCATCTTACAGATGATTAAGGAATACTACAAAAAGTATGAATCCACCCCTAACTTTGAAACTCTCGAACAAATAATCAAATCCGAAGTTTCCCAAGAGTTGGTTGCAAAAATTGTTTTGGATACTCTAAAACAAGTAAAAGATGCTCCATTCGAAGGAACTCAGTTTGTTCAGGAAAAAGCCTTGAAATTCTGTAAACAACAGGAACTTCAAAAGGCTATGGACAAGGCTCAGAAAATAATCACTCAAGGTGATTTTGAATCTTATGACAAGGTAGAAGGGTTGGTTAGAGAAGCCTTACAAGTTGGTGAAATAGAGAAAGGTCAATCAGACATTTTCTCAGACTTGGAAACAGTGTTGGAAGAAGATTATAGACATCCAATTCCTATGGGAATTTCAGGTATTGACAAGTTACTTAAGGGTGGTTTAGCTAAAGGGGAGATAGGTGTGATATTGGCTCCAACAGGGGTTGGTAAGACAACTATTCTGACTAAGATTGCAAATACTGCATTCAATTTGGGGTACAATGTTCTCCAAATATTTTTCGAAGACAATCCGAAGATTGTTCAAAGAAAACATTTCACAATTTGGACAGGAATCGCACCTGATGAATTGGCTCAACATAAGGAAGATGTTATGTCAAAAATAACTGAAATACAAGAAACGATGAAAAACAAACTTGTATTGAAGAAGTTGGCATCTGATACTATGACAATGAATCAAATCAAAGGTCAAGTAAGAAAATTGATTGCTGACGGTACTAAGATTGATATGATTATGTTAGATTATATCGATTGTGTACTACCTGAGTCTTCTTCCAAAGATGAGTGGAAAGCGGAAGGGTCTGTAATGAGAGGATTCGAGGCTATGTGTCATGAACTTAATTTGGTTGGATGGACCGCAACTCAAGGAAACAGAAGTTCAATTTCATCTGAAGTTGTAACCACAGATCAAATGGGTGGGTCAATCAAAAAGGCTCAAGTTGGTCATGTGATTATCACAGTAGCTAAGACTCTTCAACAGAAAGAAATGAACTTGGCGACCATCGCGATTACAAAGTCTCGTCTCGGTAAAGACGGAGTTGTCTTTGAGAATTGTAAATTCAATAATGAACTACTTGAAATCGACACTGAGAGTTCAGTTACGTTCTTAGGATTTGAAGAACAACAAGAAGAGAAGAAGAGAGACAGAGTCAAAGAGTTGATGGAAAAAAGAAAACAGAAAGAACAACAACAATTATAAAACACAATTTAATTATGGAAAAAATTTTAGTAGAGAATCCTAATAGGTTTGTAATATTTCCTATTGAACACAATGATATTTGGGAATTTTATAAAGCCCATCAAGCAGCGTTTTGGACCGCAGAAGAAGTCGATTTAACAAATGATATTAGAGATTGGAATAACCTCACCGAGAACGAACAATATTTTATCAAAAATATTCTTTCATTCTTTGCGGCTTCTGATGGTATTGTCAATGAAAACCTTGCAGAAAACTTTGTAAAAGAAGTTCAGTATCCTGAGGCAAAGTTTTTCTATGGATTTCAACTTATGATGGAGAACATTCACAGTTTGATGTATTCATTGTTAATTGATACTTACATCTCTAATGAGAAAGAAAAACAATTATGTTTCACCGCTTTGGATAATCTACCTGCAGTACAGAAAAAAGCAGCATGGGCGTTGGATTGGATTAAAAATTCTACCTTCCAAGAGAGACTTATTGCTTTTGCGGCAGTTGAAGGTATATTTTTCTCAGGGTCATTCTGTTCGATTTTTTGGTTAAAGTCGAGAGGTATTATGCAAGGTCTGTGCAATGCAAATAGTTTAATTTTCAAAGATGAAAACTTACATTGTGACTTTGCAATTCATTTGGTGAACAACCATTTGGAAAACAAACCATCTGAAAAAAGAATTAAAGAAATTCTATTATCAGCTTTGGAGATTGAAAAAGAATTTATTACCGAATCATTACCAGTTTCACTTATTGGTATGAACTCCAACCTCATGAAACAATATTTGGAATTTATTACTGACCAACTTTTAGTTAAATTTGGTTGTAAAAAAGAATTCAATGTTGAACAACCTTTCAAGTTTATGGAACAGATTGCTGTTGAAACTAAAGGAAACTTTTTTGAATCAAGAACTATGGAGTATCAAAAGGCTAAATTAAATGAAGCATTAACATTCGATTCTGACTTTTAATAAAGGGTTAATATATATGATGTCGTTAAAAATTAAAAAAAGAGGTGGGGAAGATGTGTCTTTCAATCCCCAAAAAATTTACAATAGAATTAAAAGAGCTTCGAAAGGTCTGACCGTGAACTCTGATGAAATTTTCATCAAAGTTATTACATCTGTACCAACTGAAGGAAACATTACTACAAAGGAGTTAGATAAACTTGTTTATGAAATTGCGGCTTCTTATACAGGAAGTCACTATGATTATTCAAGACTTGCAGCGTCCGTCGCTATTTCATCCTATCACAAAGATAGTGACCCAAGTTTCTCAAATGTGATGCATTCATTACATGTTGATGGAGTAGTTCACGATGAGTTGATTGAGATTATTGAAAGATATGGCCCACAAAAAATTGATGATGTAATCAATCATGAGAATGATTATAACTTTGATTATTTTGCTTGGAGATCTTTACAGGAAATGTATTTGTTAAAAACACCTCAAGGTAAAGTGGTCGAAAGACCACAACACATGTACATGAGAGTTGCTTTGTGGGTTACTAATTCATTCGAAGAGGCTGTGGAATATTATGATTCCCTTTCAAGTCAACGTATTTCGAAGGCAACACCAATCATGATTAATTCAGGAACCAAAGTTCCTCAATTAGCGTCTTGTGTTTTACATTATAATAATTCAGATTCAAGAGATGGACTTTTGAAAACTTTGAATGATATATCAACTTATTCATCTGATGCCGCTGGTATTGGATTGTGTATGTCAAACATCCGAAGTAAAGAAAGTAGAATTAAATCATCTGGTGGATTTGCGGGTGGATTATTAAAATACTTGAAAATCGTAAATGAGTCTTTGAGATTTTTCAATCAACAAGGTAGAAGACCTGGTAGTGCGGCGATTTATTTGGAACCATGGCATAAAGACATTTTTGATTTGTTAGACATCAAAAAGAATACAGGCGCAGAAGAATTGAGAGCGAGAGATTTATTTACCGCTTTGTGGATTCCTGACAATTTTATGAGAGCGGTGAAGAACAATGAGGATTGGTATTTGTTCTGTCCTAACGATATTATCAAAGCGGGAATTAAACCTCTTCAAGAATGTTTTGGTGACGAATATGAGAAAAATTACCAAATGGCTGTCGACGCTGGTCTTGGAAGAAAAGTTAAAGCTCAAGAGATTTGGACCAAAGTAATTGAATCTCAAGTTGAGACGGGTGTTCCTTATCTATGTGCTAAGGACAGTGCGAACAAGAAATCAAATCATCAAAACATTGGAGTAATTAAACAATCCAATCTTTGTAATGAAATCTATCAATACACTGACGAACAAACCACGGCGATTTGTACTCTTTCATCAATTGTTTTGAAGAACTTTGTTGTCGATGGTAAATTCGATTACTCTCTTCTTATCCAAGAAGTAAGAAAGGCAGTAAGAGCTTTGAACAATGTTATTGACAAAAACAACTATTCAACCTCCAAAGGATTGAAAGGTGGTCTTGAACAAAGAGCAATTGGTATTGGAGTTCAAGGACTTGCTGATGTTTTCTGTCTTATGGATTACATCTTTACTTCAGAAGAAGCACAATCATTAAATAAGAATATCTTCGAAGCAATTTATTTCGCAGCGATTACAGAAAGTAATGATTTATGTAAGAGAGGAGTTAGAAAACCTTATGAGTTCTTCAAAGGGTCTCCGATGTCAA